GGACGAATTTCCTTGTGGAAAAGCCGTCCATAAAAACGCCGCCGGCACAGCTTGAAAGGTGACGGCACAAAAGTTCGGGGGAATCGGGCGTCTTGCCGGAAATTACCAGTGAATAGCCGAAAGCCTCTTTTGATATCATTTCCATGCTTTTTCTGAGGTTTTCTATCAGGATGTACATATCCAGCCAGAAACCGATTGTTTCTTCGTTAAAAGAAGCCGCAATTACGAACCTGTCGCCGGTAATTTTCCCGCCCGCGTCGACAATGGCGCGGGTAAGCGTTTCATCCACCTGCCGGACAATCTCGGGGCGCGTCCTGCGCAGTTGGGCCTTAAATTTGAGGAAAAAGAACATATTTACCATGCAGTTAAATTATCGGCAAAAATCCCAGCCCCGCAAATAACAAATATACCTAGCTTCGCTATTGATTATACCCCAATCTGAACCAGATATTATAACCAAAAATGAGCTAGAAAGGCATTTAAGCCCCTGCTAATATCAGACCAACAAAACCGCAAGCTGCTCTTTTTGCTCTTGCCATTCAGCTCTTAAAGGAATTGCAAGCCGTTCGTGGATTTGCGCCTGTTCAATGGCATGACTGTCGCCCAGCGCGAGCCCTGCAAGAATTCGCGGAGTTAAATATTCTCGATCAAGCGCGGCGAGCTGCGCCTCTACTTTCCTTTTTGTTTCTTCTGCCTGCTGTTTGGGAGTTAGCGCGGCAAATCGCTCCGCTTCCTGCTGCTCACGGATTTCTAACTGCTGTTCAGAATCAAGATTCTCCTGCTTGATAGCATCTGACGGTAACGCCACGCCAATTTCCTCGACCGTTTCTTTCAACCAAGTGCCTGCTGGTTTATGCCAGTACTCAACGCCGCGATGATCATCGATATATTCAAGGGATGTAAGCAGCCTTTTATTACTGTCCATTGCGGCCAGCATTTCGCTTGTCTGCTCCCCCTCCGCGTCTTCTATTAAATCGGCTTCTCCACCAGGCTGCGCAAACTCCAGATTATCGTTAAATAAGCGTTTGATATCAGCCTCGGACATTTCGGGCGATATTAACGCCTCTATTTTTTTCATCGTTTTTTGCGAGTCTATTACAGCATCCCTGACGAACCTGACAATATCATATTCGCCAACCTTTTCTTTATAACGTAATTTCATTTTTTTCCTCCAATTTTATCTTCTAATTTTATTGTAGTCTTTTGTTTCTTTGCCGTTTCTATATGGGATAAAGAAAAACAGACAACGAACTATCATCAATGTCTTTTCCTTATGATGGATTTGACGTAGGGGCGTTTATCAGCGATGCTATGAGAAATCTTACAGGACAAATTGGCGTAACTCTTGGTAACTGGGCGAACGGAGTTATGCTTGCAGGTAGCGCGTATTCAGCGGAATTTGTTACGACACCCTCTGGCGGGTTGGGTGCATATAATATATTATTTGACGCATATCTAGGCAAGTTGCCACGGCCAATGAGTTTCGTCCCGGCTCGCTCTCTATGGTTGCCTTCATTACCTACTGACCATTCGTTATGATGGAAATGTCGCGGGGACATATCAACAGGATGCGGTGGGGCCTCATGGTCATAATACAGAAAGTTTTCCAATTGGCTATGCTGGTACCGTTAATTTAGTCGTGCAAAAGGATTGGGGAACAGGACACTACATATTTAATGATATATTCCTCAATACAACTACTATTACCGGACGCACTGGTAACACAACAAAGCCCCCATCACTTTCAATTGTCGCTTATATATCGCATTAAACTATCCTTATGATGGCGGGGACGCGGGGGCGTTTACCCCCGATGGGATGCCAAGGCTTCAAGGTTCTTTTTTTATTAACGGCTTTGGCTATAATGGTTTTGGGGCTAATGGAGTTTTTAGTTCATCGCCTAACGCTGCCCATCCTCTTTTGGCTGCTGCAGTTGATTTTGGCCAGATAAACCACTTAAACGTTACTTTTGATTCGCAACGCAGCTTTTCCCGCACTGCAAATCAAGTACAAGTTGCTTCAGTATCCGGGGTGATATACATAGCTTACTAACACCTTTCCCATTTTAGAAAAGATTAGTAGGAGATGAAAGCATTAAACGCAAGCCAGGCCCCTGCAGTTTCGTTACCCGGTCGTGGGACTGAAAATTTTAACCTTGTACATGTTGCGTTTTCCCTAAATGCAAATGAAACTCTTGCACCTTGAATTGATCCTGCTATAGTAGAAAATGACCCCGTTGCCCCGAATAACACCATCTCGTTGCCATCTAGTTTGTAAATATCAAAATGTCCGCTGGACAAATTAACAGTGTCAGGGTTGAAACTCCCAACGTCAAATCCATCATAAGGCGCGGACAATGGGTTGTTCATGTCTACTCTAAAAACAGGGCTCTGCTCGGCAATGCGGAAAAACAGGCCGCTGGGGTCTGCCACCCGAAAAAACAGGCCGTTAATGTTCCGCGTGCCGTTTGAATCGCATTTGTACCAAAAATGAGCTAAAGCATTATTGGAATCGCCGCAGTACATTTTATTGAACAGATCTTGGTACTCTGCAATCGGGAGTATCTGGTACTTCAGCGGCAGCCAGCGCAGTCTTGCCAGCTCAAACGGGTCGATATCGACAAACGAAAAATGGGGCTCGCCCACAACCCTATTATAATTTGTCAGCTCTCCGACCGTTATCTTGCGGGTATCGCCGTTTTGCTGTGTTATCAGGTTGAAAATGTTCGGCTGATTAACTACTAAATAGTCGCCGTCTGACAGCGGGACTGCGTCCTGCAGCTGCGCGATTGTTTTTGTGGTTTCCATAAAATTACTCCTTTTATGCGACTACCAAATAGTCGCTGTCTTCGGTAACGAGATAATCTCCGTCTTCTGTTGCCAGTTGATACGTGCGGTTTACCGGGCCGAGTATCGATTCAACCATTTCCCTAAGCACCTGCACGTAGCCTTCAAGCTCCTGTCGCGCCAGAGATTCGGTGGCAATTAGCTGATGCGCATCGTAGATTCCTTGTTCGATCTTGTTCATGTTTTCGGGGGATAGCGGGGTACCCGCTCTTGTTATCGAATCTGGGGTGTTGATTAAAATGACAGAAAATGCCGTTTCATTCAACTTGGTGAATTTTTCAAGGTTTTCGCCCTCGCGAGATTCCCAGACGGTCTTTACATACGCCATAAGGAGAGTATACCACCCCAAAACAGCAAAAACCCTAATACAGATAAAGGCTAATTGACCTGTGCGGGCTGGTGGGGTATAATAACTGAACGGAGGAAAAATGATGATGAAAAACTTGTTTTTAGTCGTAATTATTGTTTTTACTGTTTCAGGGTATGCCTATTCAGACGTTGAATCTCAAGACAAATCTTTATCCCCCATTGAAAAATCAAAACAGTCTCCCGCACTGCCTATTGTTTTGAATATATTGCCCGGTTTTGGTATCGGTTCATATATACAAGGTGATACACAAGCGGGAAATATAATACTCGTAGGCGACTTAATTGCCGCTGGTATGCTGGTAGGTGGTGGACTTTCTTATTACTTCAATAATAAAAACAGTGAAAGCCTTATAGAACCTATTGTGTGTTTTTCTACAGGTGGCTTGTTGTATCTTGGTATGAAAATTTTTGGATTTGTTAAGCCATTGCAATATGTAAAAAATGGGGGCAACGTAAAGCTAATGTCTAACGGCAATAATATTGTTTTATCATGCAGCTTTTAACCGCCTGATATCTTTAAATTAGTACCATCTCTCCACACGATTCCAACTATGTGCGGATCGGAAATAGGTAAATTTAATAGTTTAAATGAAATCCCTCCGTACTCAATAGAAACTGACAATGTATCTGGTATTGTGCTTACAAATGAAGAACCTGTGCCATCGTCAAAATAAATATTCAAATTAAAATAGTATTGTGTTTGTCCATTTGGTAGCTGGTAGCTACCTCTTGCTCCCAGTAAACCTGTTACATTTTTTCCCTGAAAGGTACCACTCCTTGTACTTACAATCATCGGCAATCCTTTCCCAGTTACATCAGATATATCATTTAAAATGCTTACTATAGAAGACCCCGAAGGCCAACTTAAATTATATGTAGTAGCTTCTTCTTTTACTTGTAGCGGCCCAGCTTCTATTGATACTCCTTGAAAACTCGAATTCCCAGTAACAACTATATCTTCAAACCTTCCATTATTTGCTATCATATTTTTTGTTTTGATATTATTCGCCTCAATAAGCCCGCCGCCTGTTGCCTGATCAAATGCTTTAAGCCAAAACCCCGGCGTAATACCATTGATACCTGTAAAGCCTTCACTCTTTATTACCCCGCCTTGTCTAAGCATAATAACCTGTGCCGATAATTCCTCGATAAAAGCCTGTTGTACAACAAGCAGCCGGGCAAAAACAGCGCCAAACCAACCCATGTCCTGCATGAGTTCCGGCACTTCAAAGCCGTCCTTGTAACAATTTAAATACAAATTGGTATACTTAATCGGATCGCGTTCCTCCCATTCAAAACCCGACCACTGGTAGACATACCCCAGCCGCCAGACGCGCTCTCCTACCTGCCCGCTTGCAATGGCAAACACATAGTGGCTCTGCAGAGCGCGGACAATGCCTGTAACCGGCCCCTTGATGATCGTTACATCTGGTCCCTGCGGCAGGGTGTCAATTGTTCCCAAGTACCGCGCGTCGCCCACGCGCTTTTTAACTTTGATAAACAACACGGCGGTGTAGACATCGCCCTGATACTCCGCCTGAACGGTGATACTGTGTTCATCGCCAAGCGCGGCGTTAGCGGCAACGGTTATCAGGCCGGCGGAGTTTATCGTTACTCCATTAGGCGCGTCAACGAGCGAGAACGTAATATCGCGCCCCGCCCCCGCAAGATAAAAACCGCCCGGCATGGGATCAATGAGCTTTCCGCCGGTGCCCGGATACCGCGCCGTCCCTCCCCCGGGTGAAATGTAATAATTCCACTTGAACAGTTTTGCCCAGATAGTAAAAGGCAGCGAGCCCGCAAGCAAATTCCCGTCGGCGTCACATTCAAATACTTTTTCCTGCGGAGAAAGCGTAAGGTAGATAGCCACTGTGTCGGTATTACTGCGCTCGTTTTTGATTCTGACCGGCGGTCCCCATTCGCCGGAGTCAACCGCCTCGGCAGTTTTCGAGGACTGCCAGATCGACGGCGTGGTATGCGCGTAATGCCAGCCGCCGCCCTGGCCGTCGCCTGCGGGACGCGCCGGCTCGCGTTCGCTGTCATGATAGGTAATATACAGCCGCCAACCGGCAGGGCCTACAACGCCTGAATCAATCGCGCCGGAAACAGGAGTAATCTTATTTTCAAATTCAGGCAGAAGGAAATTAGGACTATCAACATCAAAAATGGCTGGGCTGTACTCGACACAGGTGAGTACAGCGCTCAAGTCGGCTTGCGGCTGGATGTCGGTGATTATAAGGTCGATAGTTTCTTTCCCGCGTACGCCGAAGGCGTAGACATCTCCTTTTTGCGGCGCGCCTTCCGATTCAAGCGGTTCGGTAAAGTAAGCCGTATCCGGCTCCTGCACAACAGCAACATCCTTTAGCATGACAGCCCCGTCGGAACGGCGGATACGCACCGCGTACTGTTTGATCGGATCAACTTCAACAGGCTCATCGAGGCGGATACCGACATAACGGTTTTCTGACGGAGACCACAGCATCTCGGCGATGCGGCCCTGCACGGCCCCGGTCAACGCAAGGTCTCCGGCATACTGTATTCGGTCACCCTTGTTGCACAACAGATACTCGATATCGACTTCTATGGTATGGACGAACGGCCTGTTTTTCAGGACGGCGTAAGTGTACATCCCGATGCGCCGCGCCTGCACGGAATCGGTTATGCCCCACAGATCGTTTTTCTGGATTGTTTCCGGCTCGGTTATTTTGTTGCCGTCGGGAGTGTGGTAGACCGTCAGTTCGCTTTGCGCGTAGCCGGAGCTTTCATCGATGAAGCGCAGCGCGATGGCATCGGGTATGTCGGCGCTGAACATGGCGACGCTGTAGCTCTTTGTATTTTTTGGCGTAAAGAGCTGCATTGGCGACGGGCGCTCAATGTCCTGCACCACGGCAATCTTTGAATCGATGCGCAGAATGTCGGCGCGAGAGGTGCTGCCGATCATCCGCAGGAGTTCGGCAATGGTAACGGATTCGGACAGGTACGCATCGCAATAATATTCATGTTCCTCGCACCATTGGTAAAAGGCTTCAAAAGACGGCCAATCAATATCATCTGCGTCAACCCGCTGCTGTGCCGGATTGCCGCGCAGGGCGTGCATGAGCATTGCCGCGGGGTTGCGGGTTGCCTCTGATGTAAGCCAGTAATTAGCGCCCGAACCGCCGCCGGAGTATACCGGTAGCACTGATGTCGCGACAAAATTCAGGCTGTCGACAACTCCGTTGAACTTGTCGGTAGCCATAACCTTCATCGCAATAATGGTAAGGTCGCTTCGGCGTTCAGGACGAATTGGAGGCGTTGATTTTATCGACCGGATTGAACCAACATACACCTCGTCAATGATTTTGCTGTCAGTGGAATCAGCGGTGGTGCGTTCTATTTTAACGGTGTACTTCCCGGGGGTAAGCCCTGATTTTGTTACCTGATACCGCTTGGTTTTAAGCTCCGCGCCGGAGAGGGTATTGCTTCCTTCGTAAAAGTATCCAAGCAGTTCGTAAGAAGTGCTGTCATCGGCCTTTTTATAATAGGCTTGTACATTCACGCTTGCTGTCTGAAGTTCTCCTTCTTTGTCGTATTTACCAATTCCATTGTAAAGAAAAATATCAACGTTAATCGTGTCGGTATTGTCCGGCGTTGTGCGGGTTATTTCGCCGGACATTTTGCTGCCATCTCCACTGTCAATCTCTTTTTTTAGCGCACCGTTGATCATATCCTCGTGGATACAGTACGGGTATAAACTCGACGGCTGCCCATATTGAAGTATCTCCATTTTCACCAGCGGATCCGAGGCAAAGAGAATTTGGTTAATATCTTTAGACTGCGATAAATCTACGATTGGGGTTTCCCCTAATTTGATACTGTTAACATCGATAATACAGTCCTTGTAACCGGCACAAAAAAGCTGAACAAAGTATTGTTTGCCGTCGTGCCCTATCTCCGTGTGCGGGTTGGCTGCAAGGTCAGGGTAAATGCGGTGTCTGCCGAACAGGACGGGTATTCTGCCCCCCGGGCGTGCTTGGTTTTTCCCGCCGCGGATTGACGGATCCTGTTCAGGTTTTTCGCGGTCTTTAATTGAGGGGACATCGACACTCAACAAAACCTGCCCGCCCGCGGCCATACCGATGCCCGCGCCGATGAGCGCCGCTCCGATAAAGGCTCCGACCCCTGTCCACGAAGTCAAAGCAGCAATAAGGATACCAACGCCTACAAGCGCCCATCCGCCTATTTTCATTCCGAGGCCGGCTTCCTCTGTAGTTCCGTAAGGCACGAATTTGATCCAGAGAGTGTCGCCGTCCATCGCGGCTGCAGAAAAATCTTTGACAATTTCGCCGTTACGGCACACCCGCGCCTGCGACAGGGGGAAGCCCGTGTTAAGCTCGCGGATAATTTCCGCGATTGGTTTGGAGTTGGCCGTGAGTTTTACGCGGTCCCTGCGCAGCGGATGAAGTTCCGCGATAATGTTAACCGACAAGATAGTACCCCTCTATGCGCCCCCGCAGGCCCGGGTGCGTTTCCCGTTGGCAGACACTGCCGGTCTTAAAGCCGGTGTGCAGGACATACCCGCCTCCCGCAGCGATGCCGATATGGGCGGCAACACCGTGTTCGGTGATAACAACAACGGCCTTCTCCCTCGGTGCGGCTATTTTTTCTCCGGCGAGTACCGGCAGGTTTTCCGCAAAGAGCCGCGCCGTTTCATGGACGTTCAGCGCGTCGGCGTAATTGTCCGACAGCTCCGGCAGTTCAATATTGTACTCGTTACGAAAAACAAGCCGTACCAGACCGTAGCAGTCGCAGCCGTCCATCGTTCTGCCATTGGAGACAAAGGGGATGCCGATATATTTTTTTACCCATTCGTACATCAAAAAAACAACCCCTCAAAATCTTCCGGCGTGTAAGTGTCCTTGGGAAACTTGCGGTCGGATAAATAGAAATCGTACACCTCGCCCTCGATAGTCTCTTTTGTAGCCCGCACATTGCGCAGCTTGTATTTCAACGGCCCGCGTTCGTACACGTCCGGCGTGTCCGCCATTATGACGCAGATAGTAGCGCTCACCTGCTGCCCAACCGCCTGCTTGATAGTTTGGAAGATTGCAAGATCGGTATTGTCGATAGCCAGGCGGCAGGGGCGCGGCGCGTTGTCGGTCTGTTCCGGCAGGATGAGGGAAAAACCGGCGGCATAAAACTCATTGCCCCGCGAGGTGATGTTCTGGTTATTGTCCACGAACCGCAGCACCGCGCCGCCCGATGTTTCGATGGTCAGCAGGTGGAGGAATACTTTTTCAGTTTCGGGGGCGAGCGCGGCGGCGGCCGCGGCGGGGGACAGGCGGCTCATAGGCGCTCCAACTGCATGGCAACCTCGAACAGCCCGTCAAGGGCGCTGACGGTATAGTCTGCCGTGAAGCGAAACTCGGCGGGCTCAAGGGTTGTGGGATCGGTGAAGTTAAAGCGGAGCGCGCCGTCGGCAAGCGTGAATTGGTAGAACTGTTCAAAGACCGCCAGTTCCAGCATATCAAACACCTGCTTGCCGGAGAATTTGACCGTCCGCGCGGTGTAGCGGCGCCGGGTCTTTTTCGGCCCCGCGTCCATCGCGGTGCGAATAACGCTGCTTTGCGGCTGTTTGGAAAAACCGTCTATAAGCAGTGTCGCCGGCAATAATTCAGGCCAGGTTATATTCGCCATCTATACCCCCACCGCCCGCATATTGTAACGCCCGCCTATAACGCGGTCGGCCTTGCCGGACGCGATGTGGCGGTTGACCATTTCGCCGAAATAAATATCGATCTGTTTATTACCCATACCGTCCTCGTGTTCTTCCTGCCGCACCTCGGCGCCGGAGTTGTTGATAATATTGACAACCACCTGCGCGCCGCTACCCGCTGTTTGCACGCCGAGGTCGCCGTTGGGCAGGCGGGTCAGCGGCATGATCGCTTCCGGGCCGGCTTCGCCCATGAGGCCGGTTCCCCGCGCGAATTTAAAGAGGGTCGGGTTCTGTACGATCTGATTAGTGAAAGTTCCCCCGCGGGCGAACGCTTGAATTCCGGCGGCATCAAAAATATTGCCGTGGGCGTTCGCTTGGGCGGCGGCCTGCTCCGCTTCAATTCTGCCGCCCACATAGCCCTTGATCAGCGCGGTTGATCCCGCGGCGGCGACAAAGCCGAGACCAAGCGCCCACTGGCCCTGGCTTATTAGCTGCAAGCCCGCCTGCAAAAACAGGTTCGGCAGGGCGTTAAGAATTTCCAGGCTCATGGCGGCAAGGGCGTTTTGCATCGCCTCCCCGGCTTCCTTGCCTTGCCCCAGCGCTTTACCCAGTTCCTCAAGGCCGCCCAATGTCGCTGCAGCGCCAAGATTTACCATTGAATCTTTTATACCGTCCAGCGTTTTTTTAAGATCTTCGGCCTGCAGAATTTCATCGCGCAAATCGAGCGTTGCCTTAAAAGCAGCCATCTCCGCCTCGGTCGCGCCGGTCGCCGCGAACGTCGCTATTGCCAATTCATTTTGTGATTTGCCGATCTCATTTATCTGCCGATTGTATTCGGCGAGCATTTCCGTCTGGCGGAATTCGTCCGTGAGCCGCCTGATTTCTTCGGCCTGTTCGGATGTAGCCCTGTTAGCGATGGCTGTTTCATAAGCAAGCCGGCTTTCGGATTTGCCAAAATCGTCAATTTTTTTACGGAGGTTTTCGATGGTTTGTTCCGCCTTCTTTTGGCCGGCGGCGTTTTTGGCTTCCTCGCTCATGCTTTTGTATGCCTCAATGAGCGGTTTTATTGATTCGTCAATTGCGGCGAACTGCGCGTCTATATCAGCAGGGTTGATTGAAAAAAGTTCTATCAGGGCTTTTTGAATGTCCGCCTGTTGGCTTTGAAGCATTCCGGCGATATCCAAATCTTCGCCTAACTCGGCGAACACGGTTTTTCCCGCCTCAAAGGAACGGCTAAACTCGGCGAGGTATAATTCCGCAGCCATCGCGCCCGAGTTGCCGAATTGGGCGGGGTCGATCTTGGTGATTTCGCCGTACCAATCCTGCCATGTTTTTCTTGCGGCGGCAAGATCCGGCGCCGGGCCGTTTTCTAACGGGTTTACTGTCATGCCCCTCATTAATTCGTTGATCTCATTTTGTATCCGTTCTATCTCGGCTCTTGCTGCCGGAGTTGTTCCGTTGATGTTTCTCAAAACCTGCAGCATCTCTTCGGAGCTTTGGGCGGCTACGGCCTCGGCCCAGCCGGGGGTTCCCTCTAAAAGAGCGCCGAGGTTTCCCATGCCGTCCATACGTAGCGTCTCAAGCGCCTCGTTTACTTTGTCAATTTCGGTAGCAAACCCGTCCCACCAGTTTGTAATATTTGGATCGACCGGCATCTCTAATGTATCTATCAAACGCCGTGCCTGCGTTGCCATCAATTCTGAGGATTGGGCCGACCTTCTCATGAAGTAGTCAAGTTCTTGCTGCAGCCGCGTTAATCTTTGCGCCGCCGCTGTTGCCGCATCATAATTTCCCGTCTGCCTTGCGGCGTCATACATATCGCGTGTCAACCCCTTGATTTTGCGGCAAGCCACCTCAAAAGATTCGGCGCTGCGTAGAAATTCTTGGTTGCTTTTGGACATTTGGCTGATAGAAGCGTCATAATCTTTGCCCACCTGGTTTATCTGCGCATTTACACTGCTGACGAGTCCGACGAGTGTAGCGGTAACGGCAATCGCCCCCCCGACTGCCAGTATGTATGGGTTAGCCGCAACTGCCGTCATAGCCGCACTGACACCTTTAATCGCCGTGATTGCCGGCCCCGATATGGCAACCACTCCGCCCATGCCGATGACAAAACGCTTGGTCCCCTCGTCCATGTCGTTAATGCCGCGGAGAATAGAGTTTGCGCCGTCCAGCAGTTCGGTTGCCATCGGCAACATCAGTTCCCCGAAAGAAGCGAGCGCCTGTTTTGCATCGCTCACCGCGGTGTTGAATTTTTCAAGGGTTGTGCCGGAAAGCTCGTCCATCATGCCGGCGAACTGCCCTCCCGGCGCAGTCATGCCCTTGAGCGCCCGTTCCAGATCCGAAAAGCCGAGCTTGCCCTCAGCGGCAAGACGGCGAACACCGTCCTCTGACGTGCCCAGTTCTTTTGCCAGTTGCTTAAGGACCGGGATTCCCTGCTGCTGGAGATTGGACAAATCCCGCGTGGTAAGTTTTCCTTGGGCACGCACCCGCTCAAAACTTCCCGATATTGTGCCGAACGAGCCGCCTGTCCCCGCGGCCACATCGCCGAGCATCTGTATGGTTTCGGTGGCGTAAGAGGCGTCGTGCCCGGCGTTCACCATCGCTCTGCCAAGCGTAAAAACCTCGTCTGAGGAAAGGCCGGGGGAAGCCCCCAGCCGCCGCCAGTCCTCAAACACGGCGGACGCTTCCTCCGCGGAGCCGAGCATATTGGTAAGGGATACTTTGAGTTTTTCGTTTTCGCCCGCAAATTTAACCGCGGCAATACCGGCGCCGCCAATGACGCCGGACAGGATCATGCTTTTTCTGGATATGGAATCTAACGCGTCGCCGAGCGATTCTGTTTTTTGCTCCGCGCTGTCAACGCTCCCTCCGAGTTTTTTAAAATCTTCGATAGCGCGGGCAACCTCGGCCTCAACCAGCACCCGCAGCTCGTCTGTTACCTGCATTCTGTTTTCTATCCCGTTCCTTCAACAGTTCCAACTCGGAGTCGAACAGCTCGACCATTTCCACCAGCGCCGCCGGTTCCCGTATCCAATCCGGGCCGTGCGGCCAGCCGTAACGCTTGATTTTTGCCCACAAGTTGTATGCCGCGTAAAATTGAGGAGCGAGATATTTTTTTACCTCGCTCCGTTTTATAGCCCATTCCCGCAGGACTATTTTTTCTCCGGCGTACTCCGGCCGGAGTTCGCGCCCGTGCCACCCGTCCCAGATGAGCCCGAAGCCGATCCGGAGATTTTTTTTTGAGCCTCGGTCATTTTGTCGGAACAAACCTCGGTGCATATCGCCTGCACCAACGGGAACATCCCTGCGAAACTCGCGCTGGCAAGCTCTTCCCCGCAGGTAATCGGCACGTCCTTTTTCCCAGCGTCTTCAATAACTAAATTCTTTATAGCCCCGACATGGAAGCGCAGAATCTTCGAAGCGTTAAACCTTGTCTGTGCCGATGTCGCTGTAAAATCCCTGCCGGTGCTGTCTTTTTTCTGCTGAGTTACCAACTCTGTAAAAACAAGCGTCCCATGATCCTCGGCTGTCGGGCGGATAATCTCCACCGAAAGCCGCTCGCCTTCCGGCAAGCCAAGGTTGCCGTGAACGTCAGGATAAAAAACATATTTTTTATTGGCGGTAAATTTCATTCATCGCCGCCTTCTGGCTCTTCTCCCGATCCGTCGCCGGGATCGCCTGAGCCTACTGGGTCTTGCGGATCGCCCTCCGGTTCCAGCGGCTCCGGCTCTTGCTGGCCGCCCTGTTCCGGCGGCCCGTCTTCTACCATGCGGTAGTACATGCCGGGGCCGCTCTTGCCGTCAACTTTGTAATTAAAATTGAACGGGCACACGCCGTCGATGGGCTTGTCCATCTGGAACGACTCCACTATTATCGGGAAATACTCCCACACTTCCACTTCGCCTACGGCTCTTGTTTCACGGCGGGAAAGCATAAAGTGGTGCACGCTAGTCCTTGACGGCAGCCGCGTAACGAACGTCCCGTCGTCAATCATGACGGCGTTAAACTCGTTGACAAGTTTGCGCTGCTCTTCGCTGTCGGTGTCAACCTGGCCGTTGATGGAACCGCTGCGCTCTTTGAACGCCGACGGCTCATAAGCCCGCGAGCCGGTCTCCACGTCGATCTGCGTGGATACGTCGATAGCCTGCCCCTGCGCCCCCGCGCTTACGTCGGTGGTGAACGACAGCTTTTTCAGCGTCATGGGAATAAGAATATCCCCTTGCGCCAAAGGCTGACCTTCGCGGGCAAAATAAAAATTGCCCGCCTTGAGTTCCTCGCCCCGCTCAATCGCCGGGTTCTTCCCCGGTATCCCGCTCCCGCTCGCGGCGCGGCTCTTGATTTTGTAAAAGCCGCTTGCCGCCACTTCGGCATTGGCGCCCCCAACCAAGGGGATCCCAAAAATTACGCCGTAAAGAAACCCCTCTTTTCCGGTCGGTCTCATATTTCCTCCTTCGGGCATTGCCCGATTATTTGCGCCGGGTATGCGATCGAAACTTCCCAGTTTTCGGCATAGCGCACCGGCATAGATGATTCGTCTTCTTCAGGATACTCGAAGCGCCCGGGAGCAATCCTTTTCCAGACAGCCTCAAGGTGGTAAACTCGATCGGCCTTAACGTCAACTTGCAATGGCACTTCATTCAACGGCAATAATTTTCGCAGTGCGAGGATAACATCGGTAACCCACTGTGCATGCGTCCCTTCACTTTTGAATACCGCGTTGAAAGTAACCCGCTCCCAGCCAAGTTTCCCGGCTTGCGGATTCCTATTGTCGATGCCTGCCGGTTCTATCCCCGCGATAAACAATTCGATCCGCGGGCGGTTCGCCGATGCCTGCTGCGGCGCGATTACCGCTTCCAGTCCCAAGCCCCTGACGCTTGCTAACAGCGCGTTTAAAATTTTTTCCATACGCCTACCTATTCCCCTTGAGCGCTTTCGCCACTCCTTCCTGTACCAGTTTGAGCAGGTACGCCTCGTCTTTTTCGTCAATTAATAAAAACGGCCGCGCCGGAATTTTTACCGAACGGCTGATGACAAACAGCGCGAATTCTTTTCCCTGTTTTCCTTCTTTGCCGCTTTTGAGTGTCCTGCCTTTTTTGTAGGCAAAGAAAACTCTGCCTGCCCTGAAAAAACCGTACTCCGCTTCCATCGAGATGATGAGCGAACGCGGCGTCCACGCATGGTAAGTGCGCATCAGGTTTCGTGTTTTTACGCCAGCCGGAATATACAAATCCTTGGCGTTTTTAGGCGTGATTGTTCCGCCCTCCTGCTGTATGCGGGCATACTTCAAGTTAGTGCTGGCATCTGCCCACATCTCTCCGGAATGTGGCGCGATGCTTTGCATCAGCTCCCCGCGGTCGCGTAACGTTTGGCTGCCTTGTTTTACCGCTTGTGTCAGCGGCGCGTTTGGCGGGTTAATACCGCCGTTGATTTTTTTAAGGGCGCTGCTTTGCAAATACA